AGAAGTCACTAGCTGGTAAATCACGCAAACTTTGACGATATGTTTTCCAATCATCTGCAAGTGTTAAATCAGAACTAGCTCTCCAATCACAAGCTGTTAATAATCTATCTCTTTCTAATCTTAACAATCTCATAGGTTCTGCATTATTTAACCTTGTGACTTCTGCATTTATTTCAGATTCAGTTGGTGCTGTACCTGTGTCTAACCAATTTAAACCAGAATAATCTTCACCATACCAGATATATTTACTTAATGGTTTTAAAGATTCTAAAGCTGAAAATTTTGTATATATCATTTAAGTATCTGCAATTTTTTTGAATATAGCATAAGTTTGAAATTCAGAAGAACCACCTAAAATTTTATATGGTGAATCGTGATTAACCACAAATTTGACTTTATGTGTTGATGTATTTGTTACGTCAAATATTAGTGTTGTCTCACTCCATGAAAAACGATTACTTAAATTAGTTGGATATTCAATACTCTGACCTCTTGTTCTATTTACAACATTATAATTACTATTATCAACTGTAAGTAGTATATCGCAATGTGAGTATCTTGCTGAGTCATAACCTTGGCAGGTAAAATTTACATGAAAAGTAATTTCATAGTGACCTGTAGAAGGAAAACTAAATATTGAACCACTTTTGGTAACACCTGTACCAATTCCTGTGAATACTGAGTTAGCAAAACCTGTTGCTCTTACAAAATCAGTATCTATAGTAATTTCAGTATCATTACCTGCTGCAACCTGAGACGTTTGATAATACATATCTAACATTGATATACCAGCAGATATTCCAGTTAAACTTGCTCCGCTTATGGCTGGTAAAGCACCTGTTAACTTGGAAGCTGCCATACCATCTATGTCTGCATTTGTTACGCAACCATCAGGTAAACCTCCTTGTGAAAGTCCTGTTACTGTTCCGTTTCCATTAAATACTAAAGCCATAATCTACCTCCTATAACACAACATAACGTGAACCTGATGGAATGGTAACTGTCACTCCATTAGCTACTGTAATAATTCCAACACTAAATCCTGATTTGTTTGTAGTCATTGTGTAATTATTTGAAATTGTAAGCGAGTTTTCTGTAACGCAACCATCCGCTTTCTGTGATGAAACTCCTGTTAAAGCAGATCCATCAATAGCTGGTAAAGCTCCAGTAAGTGCAGACGAAGGTAAGTTGGTTAAACTTGCACCCGATCCACTAAATACAGTTGCAGTAAGTAATCCTGTAGCAGCATTAAAGGTAAGATTTGATCCTGATTTAAGTGCCAAGTCTCCTGTTGCAGCAGTAGCGAACAAAGGAAAACAGGTGGTGTCAGAACTCTCATCAGCAATCGTATTGGTTGTCGCATTACCAATTGCAATTTGAGTTCCCATATTGACAATGAAATATGTAGAACCGCTAGGAGGAGCAGAATCAAAGATAATATCTGTACCACTAACAACATATCCATCTGTCATGTCTCCCTGCCCAGTTCCATCATTAGGTTGTTGCATGACACCATTTATTGAGACTCGTAAGATCTCTGCATTTACAGGTGTTACTGCTGTACTTGTGCCCTTTGTGACAAGCTTGAATCTATAAGCAGAACCATTAAATGTTGCAGATCCTCCACCAGTTCCAGAAGATGATGCAATATCTAATAAATCCGCACTTCCTGTACCACCGGTAGAACCTCCAATTTCTCCCCATGAACTGCCATCATATCCTTCAAATTCACCAGAAGTAGTATTAAATCTGAGCATACCTGATGAAGGAGAACCAGGTCTTTGAGCAGTCGTACCAGCAGCAATATCAATAGCTCCTGTACCTGTCATCGAAATATTTCCACTAACAGTCAAACTTGCTAATGTTCCGATGTTGGCAGTAGAAGAATTTGTCTGAACAGCATTTCCCATTAATCCGTGTGCAGAGCATTGATAATGCAAAACCATCGGAGTGTTATCCACTATCGCAATTTGTGTATAAGCACCACTAGAACCTGGTGTTCCATTGGTAGTTACGTTAGTTGTATAGGCAGTTGTCTTATCAGATTCAAGATAAAAACGGAGAGGATGTCCACTATTGCTACTATCTGACTGATCGAACTTATATGTTCTACCTGGTGTGAGAGTTATAAACGGAGCAAACTTGCCATCAATCTTATAGCCATTACTAGATCCGCTTCCGTTATATCTATGAGTTGCATCTTTTGAAGCTACTGTAACTGTAAAAGTTTTGACAGATCCAGTATAAGTAGCATGAAGAGAAGCAAAACCTCTAATATTACCGTCATCAGTAAGAGTTAGAGTTCCTGTAAAATTAGGATCTGCATTTTGACCTGGAGCGACCCAAGATAAAACTCCACTTGCATTACTTGACAATACATATCCACTTACACTCGCGTCTGTAGCTGGTAATGTCCAAATTAAATTAGATGTAACTGTAGCTGGAGATTTAAAACCTACATAATGAGAAGAGTCATTATCTAAATATCTAAATTCTTTCTGACCAGAAACAGAGATATGTT